AAATATTCTTTAAAAAATATTGCAAGTAAGGTTAAAAAACTTGTAGTATAATATTAATAAAAAATTTAAATAAACATGTCTAATTGTACAAATTGTTTTAGTGGTTGTACTGAAATTTATTCAGACAAATGCATCAAATATACAGGATTAGCTATTCCTGAACTCAATATTAATAATGGAGATACTTTAGCTGCTGTTGAATTAGCTGTAACTAATTATTTAGTTTCCACTTTAGATGGTTCTGGAATTTATCCTTTAGTATCTGAATCTATTATTTGTGAAGTAATAAGCAAATATTTTGTAGCATGCGCTCCTTGCGATGGCTTAACTTTAAATGACTTATTAACAGCTATGGTAAAAGCTGTATGTGACCTACAAGAACAGATAAATGATACAAACGCAACTATTGCTTCTATAGAAGAACCATACACACTAGGTTGTTTAACTGGTGTTACAAGTAATGCTGGAACACATGATATTCTTCAAGCTACAATAACAAAGTTATGTGCTGTTGATACCTCTTTAACTGGAGTAATTAATAGCCTTACAACCTTTGTTACAGCTGCTAATGTAAATGATTATATTGCAGCATATTTAGCAGAAGACCCTACACAAGTATTAGTAAGTAATAGAATGGTTCCTTATTCTGCAGTACCTTATTTTGGTAACTTAGATAATTTTGATGCTACAGGTGCAGGAACAGGAGACTGGGTTAATATTTATTTATGCAATGGTTTAAATCCTGGAGTACCAGATTTAAGAGGTAGAGCGTTAGTAGCAGTTGCATCAGGTATTCCTGGAGGTGTTTTTAATCCTGATGTTAATCCAACTTTTCCTGGAAATCCTGCATATGAAATAAATGATATAGGAGGTAAAAATACTATAACATTAAATAATTCTCAAATTCCTTCACATACACATTCAGCTACAGCTATTTCTACAGTTGATGAACATGGAGGACATTTACATAATTATCAAACTAGAGTTAATAATAATTATGCACAATTTTCAAGCAGTGAAAGAGAAGTTACCACTTGGGGATTGACTACTAGTCAAACTGCAACAGCTTTAACAGGAATAACTGTTGGTACTACTGTAACTGTTGCTCCTTTTGGTGCAGGAGAGTCTCACCCTAATATACAACCTGTATACGCTTGTTATTACATAATCTATATACCTTGATAAATATGTGGCCATTTTTACAAACAACAAACACTAATTGTGATTGTGAACCTGCTTCTTCTAATCAATGCGGATGCAGTAAGATTTCTTCTTTAGATATAGCTTATAATGGACCTGATTTAGTTTGTTCAGGAATAGTACTGTGTGATTCGCTTTCTGTAGCATTACAGAAAATAGAAGAAAAAATCTGTACAGCAGGAAATATTTCTGGTGTAGGAATAAATAATTATGTAGCACGATGGACTCCTGATGGAAATACTTTGGGTACAGGTTTAATTCAAGATAATGGTATTACTACCTCTATTAATACAGCTTTAGATAACACATGGTTATTTAAAATGACTACATCATCTCAAAGATTTACACAAAGAGTAGAAAATACATATGTATCTTCTATACCTGGAAATAATAGTATTTCATTGACTGCATTTACTAATGGTGCAAATACTGGAGGAAGTAACATTGCAGTTGTCGCAATTTCAAGTAATTCTGTAACTGAAAATACTGGTGTTGCAGGAAGAGCTGTAGGTGTTTCTGTTTTAAATAATGGTGGTAATTTTGAAGCTATTGGTGGTACTACTAATGTGGGTTCAAAATTTTATGCAGCAAATGGTATTAATAATTATGCCATACAATTACAAGATAATACTCAAGGCACAGGTAAGTTTTTAAAATCTGTTACTATAAATGGTCATGCTAATTGGGCAAATATTACTACTTCTGATATTTCTGGATTTCCAAGTAATATTGTAGGCGGCACTGGTACTAATAATTTTACAGCAAGATGGACACCAAATGGGTCAACTCTAGGTACTGGAATAATTCAAGATAATGGTGACACTTTATCTATAGGTACGCCTTTATCTTCTAACGTACTTTTAAATATAAGTACAAATAAAATAGCAGGAATTTTTATTGCTAATACAAATACAGACAGTACAATTAGAAATGCAATTAGTGCTATTACAAATGGTGTAAGTGATTCTGAAAATAGAGGTATTGAAGGATTAGCAATGAATTCTACTGATTTAAATACTGGTATTTCAGGAAATGCAATATCAAATGTAGGATCTAAAGCAGTAGGAGGAGCTTTTAGCGCAAGTGGGACAGGTACAAACTACGCTTTACAACTTAGAGATGGTACACAAGATGTAGGAAAAGTTCTAACTTGTATGTCAATAGAGGGAGAAGCTAGTTGGGTAACTCCTAGTGGCGTTTCAGGATCAGGTACTAATAATTTTGTAGCTAGATGGACACCAGATAACGTAACTTTAGGTGCAGGAATACTTCAAGATGATGGAGTTTCTTTAGGTGTAAACATGACTCCAGAATCTACGACTACCTTATTAATAAAAACAACTGGAGAGCAACAAAATGGTATATATAGTATAAATGATGCTGTAGTTGATGGAATTAAAAATTCAATATATGGGTTTACTACAGGAGCAAATACTTCTGAAAATAGAGGAATAGAAGCATTTGCACAAGGTTCTTCTTATATTAATAGAGGAGTTCTTAGTATAGCTACTAGCTTATTAGCAGGTAAAGCTGTTGGAGGTGCTTTTTTTGCACAAGGTCCAGGTACAAACTATGCAATACAATTGATGGATAGTACAGCTGAAATTGATAAAGTATTAATATGTGTAACAGAAAATGGAGAAGCAAATTGGGGAAAAGTCACTTCTAACAACACTACAGGTGCAACAGATACATTTATTTCTCAAGATGGAAAAACAGTCACAGTATCAAACGGATTAATAATTAGTATAGTATGACAGTATTAATAACATTAACAACAGCAGGGGCTGATTCAGGCCCTTTCGATCTTTATTCAGATCTTGATGGCTATTTATCAGCATTTGAATCTGGAGTATCTAAAGCTTCTTTAGAAGCAGGATATGCTTCTTCTTTAGTACCAGATTATACAAATATAATTAGAGTTAAATCTAATGGTGTATTTTGTACAAACTCTGTAAATATTCCTGTAGGTATTACTACAACAACCACTACTTCTAGCACAACAACAACTACTACCACTGTAAATCCAGTTGTATCATGTACATGCTACACTATAACAAATGTAGGGTATGTTGATGGTCCTGGAGAAGAGCCTGCTTTACAAGGAACAAATGTTACTTATAGAGATTGTAATGGTGATCCAGCAATGGAAGTACTTCCTTTAGTTGGAAATAGTGTTACTATTTGTGCTGAAACAGATAGTGTAGTTACACTTGGAGATCCAGCTACTGTAGAAGTTTCTGTAACAAATTGTTGTACTGCACCTACAGCAGATGCTATACTTTGGGATTTTGAATATACAGATGGTCCTGGAATTTTAGGGCATCAGTTAGCTATTTCTGCTCCAGGAAATACTCCTACTTATGCAAGTGTAACTAGTAATGGTGCAATTGTAACTTGGTCAGGTACAAATATAAATATACAAGTAACAGCTGTAGGAGGAGAATTTGGTGGTCAAGCTTATGAAGTTTATTCTTCACTTATAGTTACTATGCAATCTAGAGAAGTTCCTTACAATACGCTCCCTGTAAATTCAATTGGAGGGAATTGTGCATTAGGTAACAATACTCTTAATTTAATAATTCCAGATTATGATCCTACATATCAATATACAATTTCAGCAATAGTAGCAGATTGTTCTTCTATTTGGGATCCAAACACAGCTCAAAGAAGTCAAGTTTTTGTAGGTCAAAATTCTTTTAGTAATCCCACTTCTTGTTGTTCTGATGTAACTCAAACATTATATTTAGCAACTCGTAACCAAAATGTTATGTCTGTAGGAGACGTATTATTTACTACTTTATCAGGAACTACTAGGTTTAATGGAGGGGGTGATCCTTCAAATAATTATTTTAAATTTAATGGGATGAGTTTACTAAATAGTGCAGAATGTTTTCCTTTAGATTGTCCTACTTGTTCAGAAGTAATAACTGTAGATTCACTTGGAGTAATAACAGGAAAAACATGTTGCTCTTAATAATAAAATTAAAATAAAGTCTTGTTTTATTGGTTTTACAAGAGTTTGTCTCCCAAATATATTTATATACTTGGGAGTTTTTATTTTAACTATTTTGGTTATAAAAAATAACCTACAAAGTTAAATTAAGTTGCATAGAAATAAAATTAAATTTATCTTTACGATATTTTAATAATAGTAATGTAAATATCTGTATTTCAGATATTAAATAAATAAAATTAATAACATGAGCACACTAAGATATTTAGTTTCATCTGTTAGGGCGATGCATAAAATGTTATCTACAGATTCTTTAATAACAGATAGAGCGATTGCTGCAGAATTAAGAACTAATTCTATTTTATTAATAAAAAGAGAAACAAATTTAAGAAAACTTTGGGCTACAGACACTTTGTTTACAACAATTCCTTGTTTAGATCTTATTCAAGTTCCTATATCAGAATGTTGTGATTATGTAGACGAGTGTACAGTAGCAAGAAGTAAATTCAAAATTCCAAGAATTTCTGAGGGAAACTATCAATATGCAATACAAGGAGTATACTCTATTAATGCTATGGGTGGTGCAGGTAAAAAATTAAAAGAAATTACTGTTAATAGGTACTTAAACTTATTAAAACTTCCTATTATTAAAAGAGAAAATTATTTTTGGGTATCTAATGGATACATATATGTAAATAATCCTTTTTTACAAAACATTAGATTTGTAGCTTTCTTTGAAGAAACTATTCCTAATGATGTAATGTATTCAGATTGTAGTTGTGGTAATGCACAAGTCACTAACGAAGAATACTGTAAAAATCCTTTAGATAAAGAATTTGCTTGTCCTGGTTATTTAGAACAACAAGTATTACAATTAACTTCTCAAAAGTTATTATCTACATACTTTCAGATTAAAACAGACATGACTTCAGATGGCATTGATGGTCAAGCACCTAATACAAAACCGACTAATTAATGAGGACTAAAGTAGAGTGGCGTAGTGCTAGTAAAGAAAACTATTTAAAGTTTTGTAAAGACTTCCCTAATATAGATTTAACTTTTGACAACTGGAGAAACATAATCTACACTTTCAACGAATCTTTTAAAGAACATATTTTAGAGACTGGTGATAAAATAAAACTACCTTTTGGTTTTGGTGAATTTTCTATCAACAAGAAGAAGA